GCTACTTTGAATCCCGCTTTGAAGAGGGCGAAGATGAGGAAGGCCCGTGGGTCAGAATTTTCTTCAACTTCGGGGATCATAGCCACAATGATGGAATATCTTATGAAAAAACTACTACTACTACCCCTATTACTGAGTAATACCCTTGCCCAAGACGGATCGTTCAATGGAACGGTCTATGATTTAAATTCGGGCCGAATTCAAGTTATTAGGGGATCGGTGGAGGTTAAGCCCACTGAAAGCCCGTATCTTACCACCCTTCGCCGCATCAATGCGGAGTTGGCCGAATCAAACGCCCGTTTGAGTGCGGAGATTACAGCGAACAATCAACTCTACGAACTGCGCGAGCAGACGCGACTCCTTCGCAAAATTGCCGACCAATGAGCAACTATCTCAACGTCAACATCCCAACCTTCTTTGCTTTCGTAGACGAGGGATTTTTCTACGATTTGGAACCCAGCGTCAGCAGGGAAAGACAACTAGTCGAAGTATTTGCCTTCACCTCCATCCCTCAACGTTGCGGGTTGTTTAGCGTGATGACAGAATACGGAAGCCAGCATGCCAGAGTTCCGATCCACTATCTCCACACTGAGGAAATTGGTGGCACGTTTTACCCTCTGGATTGGATACAACTTTGGGATTCCATGAGTTATTACTGTTCGGTTAACATCTTGGACTACTGCAAGAATCGGGCAGCGAACATAATGCTCAAGAACAAAAACTTTGAGAAGGCCAAGTATATGTTTACCTTGGATTGGTGCCTTGGTCCCCATTACACAAGTGGCTATGGAGAGATGGCTGCTGGACACAAATGCGGCCATGTGTTTGCGGGAGATGGGCAATACTTCATCCAACCCAACAACCGTGTGTTATGGATGGACGGCGGATCGTTTATCGCTAAAAAATTCCCAACCAAGCCCAACTGGAAGGTTTTCAGCCAAGAGTTTAGCTGCGAGCATACAGGCAGCAGGTGGGTTAGTGAAAGCGAGGAGGAGCTATGGTTTTACGACTTCAAAGAGCAGGGATAGGATTAGCACTACTTATTGCAAGTGGTTGCGCTTCTTATCCGCGACCCTATCCTTGGAACTTCCCACCAGAAGAGGAATGGAACGCCCCGCTGGAGACTAGCTGGCTTAATCTTGTTGATAACTGGCGGAATCTGACAGCACCGCGCAATAAAGTGTGGAATCCGCTTATTCGTGAGTATGAGCCTGACTTTGGCGCGGAGATTGAACTTCTGAAGGCTCTTCCGCCAGATACTGAGGAACATGAACTGTATCAATAATCCAGCCCTGCTTGCGGGCTTCTCTGCCATTCTGGTGGATAAAGTCATGGCAGGCTCGACAAAGCGCGGCAAACAGACTGTAGTCACAAAGATAGCGACCAGCCCTGCCTGCCCTATGATGGATATCCTGACTCTTCGCCTTCTTGCATTTCTCACATACGGGATGCAGTGCCAAGTAGGCTTTTTTTACCTTTGCATACTCCTTGTATTCACTCTGGCGCTTGGGGGATGCATACCGCAACCTTCCGCTGCGTTTAAGTGGAGTTTTTGAACGAAGTGGAGTTTTTCTTGTCATACCTACTATGATCACTTGGAACGATTACAACGATACAAAGCCCGATACTGAGGGAATCTACCTTATTAAAAACGACGAGTCAAACCCTCCATTGAGGTGGGCCTGCCATTACCATCCCCACCATGGATGGAGTGGTATTGGACATATACTTGAGCGTGTGATTAAGTATTGGAGTCCATGGCCCGATTCAAAGTAGTATTAACCGTCATCAATGAAGACTCCGTCTCCCCATTCGTGGTTGGCCCACGGTTTCGTCGAGGAAGTCCCCTGCCAATGGAAGCGTTGTTCGCTGAACGTGGCGGTTATTTCTTTGACCCAGAATCAGAAATCGAGATGGCCAGAGATTGCGCCGAATCCTTTCAAAAATACATCAATCAATCAGAGAAAAAAAAGAAAAAATGAGCGAAAGTAATAAAACTTACATTGTGTGCCACGGAGAAAAAGTTGTGGAACTGGACAGGTTTGGCATGAGTAAAGAAGAGGCCAACCAAGAAGCCCAAAGACTCATGGCCCATGGCTACAAAAACGTTAGGGTGAGGCTGGAAGACCCCATCCACCCAAGCTGGCCGCTTAACTTCGACGCACAGTGAATATTGCATTTGCTTATCACAACGGGGATGCCGATCTGGCCATGGAGTCGGCCAAAGCGATTACAGCTTTTGGCATCAACATGCGACATAAGGCAACAGTATGTACCAAGAGTGATACATCTGGTGTTTCCGATGTCATTCACGAACTCAAGAAAAGCTTTCCAGAAGTTGACCACCTGACCGCCCAAGACGGATTTGATGGCTGGCCACTTGGCCCGAACCAGATGTTCAGCGATGTGGCTGCTGCCATGTATTCAACCAATGCTCCGTTTTACTTTTGGGAGCCAGATTGTGTTCCGATGAAAGAGGGATGGGTAGATGACTTGGACGCCGAATACCACCGAAAAGTCGGAATTATGGGCCATCTCTACGAAGGGGGTATGGCAACCAATGGGAAGAATATCTACAGGATGATTGTGGGCAGTGCTGTCTATCCTCCCAATTTCTTGGACTTTTGTCCTTCCGCGCAGTCCTTATCGACCTACAATTTGGCTTACAAAAACGCAGGCACCATCCCCGAACCATGGGATGTTCGTTGCCGCTGGAACTTCATGGCCATTGGCCGCGACACCCCACTGATCCGCACCTACTGGAAAAGTGTCAACTACCAGTGGAAGGATGGGAAGATTATCTTCTATGCCGAAGACCCCGAAGCCCAAGCTGTCCAAGGAGTCACTTGCCCAGATAGAGTCATCTCCAGCCAAGCCGTGGTCATCCACGGATGTAAAGATGGGTCACTCCACAAGATGGCCCAAGAAGGATTCCCAATGCCACAAAGCGTCAACAATGATGCACAAGTGGAGACGGTTTACGATAAAGCATCAGAAATGATGCGTAAATCGTCAAAAAAGGCGAAAAAGAAGCGTGTCATCTCGGAAGCAGAGCGCGAACGCCGCAGGCAATCGATGCTGGCGATTTTGGCAAGAAAGCGTGAACGAAAGGCCCAGTCGGCTGTCTAACGCTTACTATGCACGAAGTCATCTACGAACCATCGGCGGAAACCGCAATCCTGTCCTGCCTCTGCCACGCGCCGACAGAGGATCAAAGGGAAATCTTGCTTTCTATCAAAGAGGATCATTTCTACCTTCAGGAGAACAAGATCATCTTTCGGGCGATTATGCGCTGCATTGCCAAGGGTATGCAGGCAGACATCATCAATGTGAAAGCCGAAATCGAAGCGGCCAACGAATACGACATCATTGGGGGTGAACAAAAGATTGCAGAAGTTGCAACTTCGTGTGTAGCCCACAACAATTGGAAACGCTACTACCCCAAGCTGGAAGAAGCCCGTTATCGTAGGTCTTTGGAGTATCTGGCCAACGACATGGTTCACAAGGCTAGAGACCGCGAACTGAAGATTGAAGAACTAAAGAACTGGTCGGAAACAACCGTGATGCGGGCCGATTACGAGATTGATGATGGAGACAAACTATCAATCAATAGCGCCCTAGACCGCGCTGCCCAGAACATTGAATCCACCATTGCTGGCAAGCCCTGTATCGGTATCCGCACAGGAATCACACCATTGGATGACATCCTTATGTTTGGATTGCGCGGAGGAGACATGGTTGTTTTGGCGGCAAGACCAGCAGTAGGAAAGACTGCAAGCGCACTCCAGATTGCTGAAAACGTAGCACTAAACCAGAAAAAGCGGGTGCTTATCTTTTCTTTAGAGATGACCAGCGTTGCGCTTATGGAACGCATGATCCGCTCGCGGGCGCGTGTAGGAGCGGCTGACATCCTTTCTGGTCGGGTCACCCCGCATCAAAAACAATCTCTGGCACGTTCTATCCAAGAGATCCACGGATCTGAAATCATCTGCGATGATAGTTCGGCAAAGTCCATAGGCTATCTCAAGGCGGTTGCCCGCCGCGCCCACCAAAGGACGCCATTAGACCTCGTCATTATTGACTACCTTCAGTTGGTCAAGGGCGACAGCAAGCGTGGAAAAGACAATCGTGTGTGCGAAGTGGAAGAGATCAGCGGCGGGATCAAGGATCTGGCTAAGACCCTCAAGGTTCCCGTTCTGGTGCTGGCTCAACTCAACCGCGACCCCGACAAGCGCGGTGGACGCCCAAGCCTTTCAGACCTCAAGGGATCTGGAGCTATTGAACAGGATAGCGACATCGTCATCATGCTTCATAGCGAGGATGCCCAAGACCATGAGCAGAATCCCACCATGGAGTTCATTGTCGGTAAGCATCGTGACGGCCCGACAGGCGTTGCCAACATGAGCTTTAACAAGGCGATTACTCGCTTTGAGGTTGCTTAAACTTCCAGCAGAAATCGGGAAATTCCAGATTCTCTCCGCCCTGCACCTCAACGGGTAAGTGGACGCTCACGGCGTTGTAGCATCCGCAAACCCCGCAAGCCTTGAGTTGCAAGTCATAGGAAGTTTTTCTGGCTCCTGCAATATGGGGCAGCATTCCAGCAATTCCCTTGCACCCCCAACAACCAGATGTTGCTATTTGGTGAGGGCAAGCTGCACAGATCTTGGCACGGCGTTCAGCTTCTTCTTGTGAGACAAGCTCAAACTTGCCATTTACGGCAAACTGATACATGGCCTTGACCCAGCGAACAATTTCTGAAAAACCAAGTTTCTGTTTTTCTTGAGAACACGGCACACAGTTTTCGTTGCCAGCCATTCTGTCACAAAGATTGTTTTCTATTTGCGACACAAAATCAATAGGCGGAGTAATTCCCTTGGAAACCAAAAGCTTTTCACAATTACCAACCATATCCCAAAAATCTCCACCGTGGACGGGTTCATCCACAATTGGGCACTTAACCCACCAGCCCTGCGGCGGGACAGTGGTTTTACGCGAATAGCAGAATCTCGGACTATTCATTAACCACAAGCTCCGCTTCGTAGGTTGAGTCCTCGGGAATCTTCATGGATTCCAGTTTGGTGGCTATATTGATCTGAATAGCATTTTGCTGATTCGGGCCTTCAGAGAAGTTGATCGACGCTGCCTCGGCTAGTTGTTTGATATTTCTCATCATGCCAAGAGCTTCCATACCATCAAGGTCTTGCGCGGCATCAGCGGCCTTGACTAATACTTTGCCAGTCAGAAACTTGATCGATTTTTTCATGGTCTCCAATGAAGCCGTAATTTCCGACATCAAAGTGGGAACCCCGTCATCCTCCCAAGGGGCGGGGGATTGATCGTTGACGAGACGCTCCCTGCACTGAATCCAACGCTGGGTATCCCGCCATAAGCAAACGGTAGACTCGCTAACCTTCAGTTCCTCGGCAATGTCCCGTAGGGTGCGCCCCGAACAATACATGGAGAATCCCTTAATGCATTCAAGCCTGCGTTTTTTATCCATCTCCTCCATCTTTGCGGGGGGCGGAACTAGAGCTATGGGGCGTTCTTTGTCCCAAGGATAAAGATTTTCTTTTTCGGGATTTTCCTGCCAGATCTTGGCATACTCATCCCACTTCTCGCTATATATCATCTTCTCAATCGTGGCTTTGTGCTTTGTGTCCAAAGCTTTCATTACTTCTGGCAATTCCCTACCAGCGGCATATAGACGAAATGCATTCTGTTTTTTAAGTCGATTTTCGGGCGCATCCCAATCCCGTTCTGCAACCTTGCGCTTTTTCTCCATTGCGATTAGTGTAGTGTAAATTTTATAAATGGCAACAGTTGATCAAGGGATAGAGAAATACGGGAGGTTGTGGTTACCCAAAGACGGACAGGCGATTACACCGATCCGTATTGAGATGGATGCTTTCTTGCAGGGGTTAACACCCGAAGAAGGCGGACTCGGAAAAGCTAGGCATTACCGAAATATTGTCTCTGCTATTTGGCCAGCTTTTCAGTGGCATAGGTGGGCGGAACTTAGCGCACAGGCATTCTGCAATCAAGTCTACGAGGTAGACGGGGCAACTGGCAATCGATTTGTCCGAAGCGTGACTGGTCTGGCTGGCGGAACTGACTCTGGTAAGTCTTATGGCATGGCGGCGTTCGCTCTTGTCAACTGGTTCTGTGATCCAATCAATACGATGACCATTGTGGTCTCTACGAGCAAAATAGACGCCAAGCAGCGCATCTGGGCAGCACTGGTCAAGATGTATCGCGAAGCCCGAAACATGGGACTAGCCTCTGGAAGGCTCATCGAATCCATGGACATTATCAAGCTTTCGGACGAGGAGGGGGCGATTATCGATCCCGAAACAGGGGTAAGCGATGCTTCATCAATCATGCTTCTAGCAGCGGGTGATGAATACAAAGATGATGCCCAAAAACGACTTCAGGGTAAAAAGAATCGTCGTATCGTGTTGATAATCGATGAGTTGCAAGATTGTTCGGCTTCCGTAATTAACGAGGCTGTGTGGGGATTTAAGGGCGCACAAGAACTCTATATCGTTGGAGCGGGTAACCCGTCCTCCATTTTTGATCCCCACGGAAAATTTTGCGAACCGATCAAGGGGTGGATGAGTGTGGACGAGCAAACCCCGAACTGGAAGATACGAGTGGCTGGTATTGAGGGAGTATGCATACGATTTGACTCAGAGAACGACAATCCCAACCAACAGTCCTTCGATGCTGGAAAGGGACTCCGCTACCCGTTCCTCCCAAAACCAAACGATGTGGCATTAGCCCGAAAGGAACTTGGAGAACTCAACCCCCAGTATTGGAGAAAGTTTAGGGGCTTCTGGCCTCCCGCTGATGCTGATGACTCCACGATTGTCTCTGATATCCTCCTAGCTCGCCATGGTGCGCTAGACAAGCCGATCTGGGACGGAACCCCGAAAGATATTGCAGGAATTGACCCTAGCTACACCGAAGGTGGCGATAGGTTTGTCTTCACCCACCTCAAGTATGGCAAGCTGATCAGTGGTAAATGGGCGATAGCTGTCGAGAAACAGTATGTCCTCAATAGGAGGGCGGGATCTCAAGAAGACTTCCAATATGAGATGATCCAGCAAATTCATGATCTCTCTCTCAAATTGGGAATTCCAAATCAGTGGATGGGGGTAGATGCTTCGGCGGGTGGTATTTTCTGGTCAATCGGAGAACGAGAACTCCTAAAGGGTTGGCATGCAGTGAGTTTTGCAGGGGCGGCTTCAGATTTGCCAGTAAGTGCCCAATACGCCATGAGGAACGAGGTCACGGGAAAACCCCAAGTCGGCAAGGAATTGTTCCACAACATGGCTTCAGAACTGTGCTTCGCCGCCCGCTACTTCCTAGAATGTGAACAACTAAAGGGCATCAGCCCCGATTTGGCATGGGAGATGACCCAGAGGAAGTATGTGCGCCGAACCAGAAAGATCATCATTGAGTCCAAGACCGATATGAAAAAACGGATAGGAAAGTCCCCCGACTTATTTGACTCATTTGCTGTAGGATTGTTTGTCGCCCGTAAAGTCTTTGGAGCCATGGCGGGATCAGAAGCGATAGAAGAAAAGAAAAGAGTTAATAAAGAAACCTTCAAGAAACTTAAACAAGCCTTGACTCTAAGGAAGAATTGGTAGATTCTAATATGAATTTTTATGGCCGAATTACCTATTGCTGTTGCCGATATTTGTATATTCCAAGGAGCAACATTTAATCAGACTCTTTTCTATGAGACGGGCGAACCTTCGGCTCCCGTCAACCTTGCTGGGTTTACGGCCAAGATGCACATCAGGTCAAAGCCCGAATCCAAAGCACTAATTCTTGAATTGTCTACTGCTGTAGGCAATGGTAGAATTATCTTGAATGAAACTACAGGATCTATTAGACTATTTATTTCGGCGTCCGACACCGCCTCCCTCTCCGTCTGCGATAAAGCCGTATATGACCTTGAGTTATACGATGGGGCCATCACAACCCGAATCCTACAAGGTAATGTTATCATTTCACCAGAGGTTACCCGCTAAATGAGCAAGATTTGCATCCCCATTCCTTCTTCCAGCGTTATCGGCGTCTCATCAACGCCGATTCAAACTCCAAGCGTCAATATCCTTCGCGTGGAGCCATCTGTTACGGGATTGGATGGCGGCGGATCGACTAATCTTGATGGACTCAATACGGTTAGTGGAACTTATGCTGTTGGGATTGTTATCTTTTTGGTGATCGACGGAATCCCAGCCATTTATCAACTGACCAACGGAACTGATGATCAAAGTCTCCCATTCGTAGTCCGACCCAATGACTATGATAGCCAAACAGGAACAAAGCGGGTTTGGAAGCGACTAATGTAAAATGAAATATATTCTCTCACTTATTATCGGTGGAGCCTTGGTTGTTTCTGGCTTCGGACAAACGCGAAATGTTCTTGTGGGAACAAATAATACTGTTGTTCAGCCAACAAATTTCTGGAGTGTTGATGCCTCCAATGCTCGCACTGGACTTGGATTGGGGACTGCTGCAACAAACCCAGCAACTGCATTTCAAGCTTCTTCAGCGGCACTTTCAAATCTTGCCACTAGTAATGGTGGGGCGCTAACCAACCTCCAATCCACAAGTATTGTCGGGGTTATAGCAGCGTCAAACATTCCCTCAGTAACATTCACTAATTTCGCTGGAACCCTTTCGATTACTCAAGGTGGAACAGGCGCTACCAATGCTGCAAATGCTAGACAGAATCTTGGAATAACAACAATTGGAGACGCAGTTTTTATTGCTACAAATGCAGAAGCTGCAAGAGCGGCACTTTTACTTGGAACTGTCGCAACTAGTTCGGTTACAGCATTTCAACCAGCCAGCACAAATTTAACCAATTTGTCTACAAATAATGGCGCATTTTTGACTAATATTCCCATTTCAGGAGTTGTTAATCTTCAGTCAAATCTTGATACAAAGCTTGCAACCAACGGAAATGCTTCAGGATTAAGCAATATTACCGCAGCAAATATTACGGGAACTGTAGCGTTGGCTTCTAATATTGTAGGAACAGCCCCACTGGCCACAAACGTTACGGGGGTAGTGGCATTGGCTAACGGCGGAACCGCATCTACTAACGCCGCAACCGCAAGAACCAATCTTGGATTGGGCTGGTCTGCGCTTACAAATACAGATGCCACAAATTTCCGTAATGCCATCGGGCTTGGAACCACTAATAGCGTGACATTTGAAACGGTAAATTTGGGGGATCTGTATTTAAGCGAGTCCGTAATAAGATGGGGAACTAATGACATAATCGAGCCAGAAACAAGAATATTTTTTGGAGAATGGACATTTGATTCTGGCGCAATTCAGATTGGTGGCGCAACAAATCGCCCATTGTATCAGGCTCAAACTCGCACCAACCTTGGACTTCCTTGGAGCGGGCTAACCAATACCAACGCCGCAACATTCCAAGCGGCTCTCTTTGGGTCTAATACCAATCCAGTTTTGGTCAACACCAACGGAGAAGTGGTAAGCCCGACCAACTTTTGGCAAGCGGCCCCGATATCCACAACTGTTCAATACCAGACAAATGTTACTGGAACATCAACAAATGCCGCGACAAATAGCCGCAACCTATTCTTGTTCAGCCTTGCTCCTTCTGTATCTGGGGTTACCAATACGGTGACATTACCCACGAATCCCGCAACCACATTTGAAGGAGATAGAGCTACTATTACCCATCTTGCCAATTCAACCAATGCAGTGACAGCAATTAGGCAGTTGGGTGCGGCAACCAACCTAATCACACTCAACCAGCTTGATGAGACGGTTCTACTGATGTATCGAAGCGGAGAATGGAGGTTGGCCGACAACATCTCCTACATTGAGCCTATCTATTTTTCGGGAACCAACGCAGCAGCCAATGCGGCGGCAAGCAGAACAAATTTAGGATTGGGGGCTTCATGGCTCACTAATACAAATGTAACAAATTTCCGCACGGAGATTGGGTTGGGGGAGACAAGTGAACCAAACTTTCAAAGCATTGAGCTAACCGAAGACACCAACAGTTTTACGATTGGCGCATTTGCTGGGGTCAATCGCACCAACCTCGGCCTCGGTGCAGCTTGGCTCACCAACGCCAACGTCACGAATTTTCGCACGGCGATTGGGTTAGGCGCGACGAATGATGTTACATTTAATAAAATTGTTATTGGTGATTATACATTTACCAATACTGGAATAATTGGATTTAATGGAGAAATTGATTTTGAAGAAGGAGATCTTACCCTAGGAAGCGGCGGAGAATGGAATCTTGGAGGAAGCGGAATGAATACCGTTGGCGCAATTAGCTTTGCCAGCACAACAAACGCCGCAACAACCCGCACCAACCTCGAACTTGGTGCCACCAATATTCCAACGTTCAGCAATGTTTCTCTTGGAGGTCTTAGTGGAGGATCTTTAATTGTTGGTGCAACTACTGGAGGAAACCTTACAAGATCAACAGGTTTAAATTCCACTTTTGGAACAACTTATGTAATTGGAAATGTCGGCTCAACTTTAACAAACTGGACTCCTACAAACTTCCAAGCAGCAGTGTTCACGACCAACGCCGCACCCACTAATACGGCTAATTCAAACCAAGTAAACTTCAATACAGCAGTTCGCTGGATGGATGTTACTTTGAATATCGGCGGAACCAATCAGACCTTCCGCATTCCCCTGTTTCAATGACCAACTACTGGAGACTTGAGAGAGATATTGAAATCGTCCAAGGAAAGACATGGACGGCGAAGTTTCGTTATCTGACTAAGTCCTGCAAGGGAAAGTCTAATGTCCCAGTCAATCTTTCGGGCTACGGGGCCAACATGGTCATCCGTGAGTGCGCGAAGGATAGTGCTACTTTGCTCACATTGACCTCTGGAAGCGGGATTACATTGGGAGGGGCAGCGGGCACCATCGAAATCGAAATCACCGCCACACAGGCCGCAAACCTGACCGCAGGCGACAACGTCTACGAAATCGAACTCTACCAAGGCTACACCTATATCGCATTCGCCACAGGTAAGGCTAAAGTCTATCAGGAGATTGCCCGATGAGCCAAGAGGTCATTGAGATCACAGAGAGGGAGATTGAGATCATTGAGGTGGTGGAGCGCGGCCCTGCTGGGCCAACTGGCCCGCAAGCTAACATCAACTACACGGTAGTCTCTAGTCCGCAAACGCTTTCTAATTCTCAGAATATCGCCGCAGATACTTCTGGAGGTACGTTTACTCTTACTCTCCCGCTCAACCCGAATGAAGGAGACTCCATCGATATCTTCGACTACTCGGAGACCTTCGACACCAATCCCCTGACCATCGCCCGAAACGGGGAAAGAATCGAATCTATCGAAGAAAACCTCGTCTGCAATGTCGAAGGAGCCTATTTCACGATGATCTATACGGGGGTAACCCGTGGATGGCAGATTCTACCTCGCTATGGAACTTCTGGAGGAGGAGGAGAATCTATCCTCACCAACCAAGGCGATACCCTCTATCGCGGCCCTTTGGTCAACGAACGACTTCCTATCGGCACCGCAGGGCAGATCCTTAAAGTAAATAGCACTTCCACCGCACCAGAATGGGGGGCAGCGCCCGCGACTGGCGTAACCAGCGTCACGGGAACCGCCCCTATCGCTTCTTCTGGTGGGGCAACCCCCGCAATCAGCATCAGCGCGGCCACTACTTCGGCGGCTGGTAGCATGAGCAGTGCGGATAAAACGAAGCTGGATGCAATCACAGGAACCAACACGGGTGATCAGACAATTACTCTCACGGGTAATGTAACAGGAAGCGGGACGGGGTCATTCGCCGCCACCATAGCCAATGACGCAGTGGATAATACCAAGCTGTCCAACATGGCCCAATCGACCATCAAGGGGCGGGCCACAGCCTCCACGGGCGACCCCGAAGACTTATCAGCAAGCCAAGTAAGGACTATATTGAATGTGGCAGACGGGGCAGAAGTCAATGTCAACGCAGATTGGGATGCCGTCAGTGGAGACGCGCAAATCTTAAATAAGCCAACCTTGGGCACGGCCTCATCCCGAAACATCGACGCCATTTCAGATGCAGATCTACGCATTGTCGGATCTTCAGATTCCTCCAAGAAAATCGCTTTTGAAGTAGACACTAATGTTCCCACAACATCCACGGTTACATTAACTGCTCCAGCAGCAAGCGGAACCCTCGCCCTCCTTTCAGACCTAATACTCTCCAAACTCAACGGCACTGTGGTCTTGGCACCAACCTCAGACGCAAACACCACCAGCACCACGCCCGCATCTGTTGCAGGCATGAGCTTCACCGCGCAGGCCAATACCAACTATTTAGTCATCGCCTCCCTGCAACTTGATGTCGCAGCCAGCGGCGGCGGCTGCGTGTTAGACGCATCAACGCCGAATATCAACGGCGGCGCTACAGCCAACGGTATTCAATGCGTCAACAGCAGCACCACTAACGCGCTGGTCGCGCCTAGCTCGACCTCTATCCGCGCCTTTCGGGCCACCGCTGCACAAACAAGCTCGGGACTCGTTGGGGCCGTTTTTTCTATTTCGACCGTCCGATTCACGGCTGGTGGAACAGTCGATTTTAACTGGGCGCTCGTTAGCTCCAGCGCGAACACCAGCACGCTCAAAAGCTCTTCACGAGTTGTATTGATCCCCATCACATGACCGCCGAAACCGCACTCCACCGCGTGCAGGCACACTTGGACGACCATGTGCTGTCTCGCGACCGTCCTGCACTTCTCATCTACCTGCGGCAACTCCTTACCCAAGCCGACCGCACCTCCGTGAAGGCCGATGCCCTCCAGCAGTGGCTCAACGAGCTTATTTTCACCGCCGCCCTCGACCCCGACAACATCGAAGCCGCACTCACCGAGCCGCCCCACAGCTTTGCCGAAGTCGTGCAAGAAGTGGTCGCTGCCCTCCTCGACGCCGATCTGGCCCGCATTGACATGCAAGCTCTGGACATCGCAACCAAAGCAGGAGGGCTCAACGCCGCATCCCAGCTTTTGCCTGTGGCGGTATCTATTGAGAAGCAGTTGACGGAGGGCGAGACCCCGAACCCCGAAACATAATAGTCGCCTCCAACCCCGAATCCAGATATACTAAATAGTCAATGGCCTCCCTCTCTGCATATTACCCATTACCAGTAGTAGCTGGCACCACCGCAGGCACCTATGCGGAAGGAGATGATAGTAGGATTGTCGGAGCTTTACCAGCAGCTACAGCGGGAACTGGTAGCGTTTTGGCCCATTCGGGGTCTGCTGGAGCCACGGCTAGGACGCTTTCTAGCCGATTCTCAGAAGTGGTTAGAGTGGCAGATTTCGGCGCAGTTGGAGATGGAGTCACTGATGATGCCGAAGCCATTCAAGACGCTATTAATCACGCAATTAGTCTTGGTAATGCAATTATTGAATTTGAACCAAAAACATACAAATTAATTAATTTCAAGACACCAACATTGGGATCTATTTCTCCGTTAAACGCAAATCGCGTACATATGGAAATTGTGGGAGGAACTTCGTCAACGAGAATTATTTTTAGTGGAAACAATGCAAAGCTTTACACCGATCAGGTTGCAGACAACACGCTTTCTTATTTTTTTGGCATAACGTCTGAACTATTTTCTATTGAATTTCACAATTTCACATTTGAACGAGGGCCACAAACTCGCGGAGAAAATGGAAATGCATACTGGGCTGGTGATTCATTTATTGCCATGCGACCAGTGTCAACAAATCCTATTGATCATTTAACATGCAAAAATGTTACTTTTGTCAACGGAATGGCCGCTGTTATAGAAAATCAAGGATACTCAACAAGTAAGACTTATAGAAAACTAAGACTGGTTGAATGGCTGAATTGTAAACACTTGCATCCAAAAGGGTCTGGAGCAAACAGAACTTCTGGTGGTGGGCAAATGCTTAATTTGAGCAGTTGGGTAGAAACGCTTAATGCGGACGGTGTTTATGCTGATGGTGCCGTAAACGGAAAAATTGGAAATGACGTTACTTTTCCTGTTGATGGCTGGCTATACATGAATCCATATCATACGCAAATATCTAATAGCCATTTTAGAAATATGTGGGTTGAGGCGGTCTTTCTACACGGTCCATTTGCAAGGGTTGCCCCTCTTCAATCTTTTGTACAGCCCGCTGTTGGGTCTCAAGTAACAGTTACTGTTGGTTCTATGTTTAACAGTAATGAAGAGCTTATTGTTGGTAAATTATACACAATGATATGGACCAACAATGCAAACAATCTTTTTGCTTCACAAAATCTTTGGAGAACGTGGACTGCTGGAGTGTATCGTGTTGATGCGGCACCTTCACCGATTGTATCCAATCAATCACAGGTGACTCTTACGCGAATGCCAGATTCTTTAATTTTTCCGCTGGATTCAGCAAGAACAGAACTACAAGAAGGAGTCACTGCTGGAACAACAATTCCATATGCCGAGCTTACTTTGTTTGAAATTGGAAGAGAAGCTACTGGCTCTGTAACAAATTGCACTTTTGTATCCGATCCTGTTATTACAAGGGAAAACGGATCAAGCAGATTGTTCAGAATTCGCGTTACAAATGGTGGGAGCGGATACACATCTTCGCCTACAGTAACAATTTCTGGTGGTGGTTCTGCAATAGGAACTGCAAATATTTCTGGTGGCAGTGTGCAATCTATATCATTAAACGCTGGTGCCCATTTTTACACAACTCAGCCAAGTGTAACTATTGAAGGTGGAAACGGCATTGGAGCAACTGCTGTGGCTGAATTTTATGATTGGAGAATGGGTCCAGCAATTATGGCTGGCACCCCATGCACAATTAGTAATTGTTATTTTGATTGCGGTTCATCTATTCGATTAAATCCCACGGGATCATTGTGTAGGTCTGGATTTTCAATTATTAATGGAAATGTAATTAATAACACCAAGTCAAAACTTGTTGGCGCTGTTTTATTTGACCCCAATAATCAAATGTCTATGCCTAATTCTATTATAGACAACAACATATTTTTTACAGACGATGCCACAACTGGATCTTCTTTGACTATTGGCAGACAGGGTGTTACAGTTTCAAACAATATTTTTTATGCCATAAAGTCAGCAGAAGCTGGTCAACAAACATCTGCTATTACGACGATTAATAGTGGCGGAGATGCAAGTTCTCAGTGGCAAACATATGTTAATAATAATTATTTCTATGGCTATAATTACGGAATTTCTGGACTATCTCCAGTAATTTTGGGCCAAATGCGAGGATCGTTTGTGACGGCACCAACTAATATATTTTATCAAACAAAGGGATCAGAATTATTTTTAATCTCCCCAAATAATACGAGATATACATTGTCAGTAACGAATGATGGAGAACTTCAAATAACGGCATGAAAACAGCAATAACACTATTAATCTTGTTGGTAGGTTGCGCTTACGGCCAAACAAATTTTCGCACTGTCATGGTAGACGCTAACGGTGTAGTGCAGAGGCCAACCAATTTTTTAACAGCAAACCAAAATACGTTATATGGAACGAACCAGCGACCACTGCTATTTAACTCAACTAACGGTCAAATCACTTACACAAATACCAATACACTAACTTTCACAAATACCATTTCATTTTTAACAAATATTGTGGCTTCTGTTAGAACAAATCTTCAGCTTGGAGGCGGAATTACCACCAACATTACTTTCGTAGACGCCGTAACCAACACCAATACAGTATCCATCTCCAATGGTATTATTACTGGCTGGACACAATAGACTTAACACCTTACACTTTCTACTTTAATGGCTTCTCAAGGAAACGCAGAACTGGAAAATCTACCAGAGAGTGGTAGCCCCCCGAAAAAACGCATTAAATCATCTGATAGCCTTGTGGCAATCGCCAACAAGTATATCGAACAAGATGAGGATGCGGCATATCTTCGGGCGCGAGCGCAAGCCCTTGTCAACGGAGAAGCGCCCTATGATGCCGAAGAACTGAAAAGCAAGGGACTAACCCATGTGGTTAATGCCAACTTTGGAGAGGCCAATGCCATCATGGAAGCGGCCTTGGCCCCGTATATCGAACTTCAGAACGGGGTGCCGCGCATTGCTAACGTCATTATGAACTCCTATGATGGGGATTCCAATGAAGACTCCGAAATTATCTCTGAGGAGTTTGATTGGATGCTAAAGGAGTGGAGCGACCATGCCTATAATATGCAGCTTCTTTCCCGCGAGTTTGTGGGTGACGGAGTCGGGGTGGCCATGTGGCCCGACGAACGCTCCATATTTTGGGAGCCTTGCGGACTTAAAGACTTCAAGGTAGCCCGTGATACCAAAGTATCAGATGAGTCTATTGAAGTAGCTATCGTCCAACGCTCCATGAGTGTAAGCGAGCTTTACCGCTATATCCGCAATCCCAAAGCCGCGAAAGAACTGGGCTGGAACATCAACTCAGTCAAGCAAGCCATCTGGAAAGCTTCGACTAAGCGCGATCAATGGAAAAATTACACCGCTCATTGGGAAGACTTTGAGCGCGAGATTAAAGAGAATGACCTCTATGCAGGAGAATCGGCCTATCACCGCGCCCAGTTAATCTATGGCTACAACCGCGAATTCGATGGCAAGTTCACCCAACTTATCGGCTCCCGCGACTCTTCGGACTTCCTCTACGAGCGGTATTCCCGCTATGGCAACGTGAACCAGTGCTTCGTCATCTTCACCTATGGAGTCGGACAAGGAACCTTCCATACGATTCGCGGACTCAAGCAGAAGATCTACAACCAGATCCAGATTTCCAACAGGGTTCTCTGTCAGTCGGCCCAAGCCGCTATTACCTCTGGCTTGATCCAGTTGCAGGGTGACGCCGAAGCCATCCAAGACTTTCAATATATTGAGGTCGGGCCTTACACGTTCATCCCTAGTGGGCTGACCCCGATCCAACTTCAACCGCCGTCGATTGCCACTCAGGGTCTTCCTGTCTACAACCTGATGAGCCAAGTTTTACAAAACAATACGGGCAGCTATCGTTCCCGTCAGGCCACTCCAGACGGACAGGCACGTTCTGCTACTGAAGTTGTCCAGCAAGCCCGCCAAGAATCCACGCTCAACGCCGCAGCACTGGAACTTTTCTACACTCCTTACAACAAGCTTCTAACCGAACAATACCGCAGGGCTGTTAATCCTCTCCTTACTGCTAATGATAAGGGTGGTCAACTTGCCCTTGAGTTCCGTAGGCGTTGTGCGCGTAGAGGAGTTTCTATTGAGCGCATGCGCCAGTTCCTCAAGGTTACGGCATTCCGCGCCATGGGTGACGGAAGCCCCGTAATGACAGAAATGGCGAGCAAGCAACTCATGGAACTTTATTCTTTGATGGACGAGAAAGGGAAAGAAAATACCCTACGTTCCGTCATTGCTGGCATTTCTGGCGTGGGCTGGCAGAAGGTCAATCTCTTCGTCTCCGACAAAGGCCCGCGCCGTGTGGTGGACTTTGATATCGCCAACCTTGAGAATGGCAACCTCCGTCAGGGCATTCCTCAGATGGTTCACGATAGCCAGAACCATGCGGTTCACATTGAGGCCCACATCCCGATGATTGCCGAGATCATTGAGGCCCACCGCCAACAGCAAATGGCCGATGAGCAGGCGATGCAGATCTTGCGTCCTGCTGCTGACCATGTAACCGAACATCTTGTCTTTTTCTCCAATAATAGCTATCGGGCGCAGGAGGTCCGCGAACTTAAACGCCAACTCCAAAATCTCACTGCTTATATCGATGAACTTGAGCAACAGGTCATCAACCGCATGATGGCTCAACAAGGCCAAGCACAAGAGCAAGCCATGCAGGAAGCCCCGCAAGGACAGATTGATCCACGATCCGAAATGGAACTCCAGAAAGCCCAGTTGAAACTAGCTGAGATGCAGGAAAAGCGGATGATGAACCAAGAGACGCACCAGCAGAAAATGGAGACCATTCGTCAACAAATGGCTCTTAATGATCTTAAAACCCGCAGTTCCATTCTTGAGAAAACAGCCAGACCCGCAGGCCGACCCCCGATGGCTACAACAGCATAATTTATACTAGACAAAGTTATAATCTGCGTATAGTTAGGACTTATTAATGGAGTGGACAGATCAGGATGCCCGTGAATGGGCCAAAACTTGGGCAATGCCTCATATGCAGAAGGGGCTTAAATTCATCTCCAAACGGGTTCGCCCGAAACGAAGCAGCAGCCCTGTCGCTCAAGGTTTCGATCTGTCGCCAGTGTTTATTAAGAGCGCGGGTTTTTATGAGGGCAGTCAAGAGGTTATGGACCTCATTGAAACTTTGGGTTATGGACAGGTAAATAAACCCAAATTTGACTTGCCAGAACCTTTCTCCCATATAACTTCAGAAGAAACAAACTAATATAACTTATGGCTAATATCCTTAATTCCGCCCTTACGGGTGACGCAGACTTCGCTGGAACCATTTTTGGAGGGGCCAACGCAGAACCAGCCCCCGAAGTTCAACCCAATGAAACCACCGCGCCCGAAACCCAGCAAGAAGAGCCAAAGCCAGCAGCCGAAACCCCGAAAGAGGAAACTCCCAAAGCGGAGAAGAAAGCTCCCATTAAAGCGGAAACCAAATCCAAAGCCACCAAGGAAGAGGTAGAGAAGAAGGTTGCAGATATTACCAAGGAAGTATCGTCTAAGGATGCTAACGAGCAGACAGAAGCAAAAGACGACGATGACCTCCCGCTTAACCCCCACTTTGCCGATAAGCCCATCTCCGATAAACCTGAAGGTGACGATTCTGAGAAGGGGATCTCAAGCTGGAAAGAAATCAAAACCGAAATGAAAAAGGCCCGTGAAGAGCGGGATCGCCTCAAGGCCGAACTGGAAGCCACCAAAGAGAAGGTGGGTAAATATGAGGGGGAGACGGTCAAGACCCTTCAGGAAGAGCTTGAGAGCTACAAAACCCGCATGGCAGAGCTTAACCGCGAACTAAAAGCCGCAAACTTTGAGCGAAGCCCCGAATACGTTGAAACCATCAAAAAGCCTCTGAGCGGCCTTCAGGGCGATTTAAGAGCCATTGCAGAAGCCAATGACGCCGATTTCTCTAAACTCTGGCAAGCCCTAACAGAGCCAGATGCCCGCAAGCGTATCGACTCTCTGGAAGACCTGACGGCGGACTTCAAGCGTATGGAGCAGTTGTCCATCGTCAAGATGGCTGATAAATACCATGAGTTGGCCCAATACCATGAGCGGTTTCAGAAGGAGGCAGAATCCCTCGCAGAGGCCGAAAACGCCCGCAAGGCCCAATCCGAACAGGAGTTTATTGAGAACGATCAAAGGCTCCAGAAGGCGTTCACGGCCAAAACTTGGACAAATCTGGAAGATCGCTATTCTTTCCTCCAAGAAATCGACGGGCAGGATGACTGGAATAGCCATATCCGTAGTGCCAAAAAGAACGCCGCAGAGACCAATCTGGATCGCTTGAGCGTCGAAGACCGAAGCGCCATCCTCGCACGGGCTGCTGTAGTCCCCTTCCTTGAGTCGGCAATCAACCACTATACCACTCAGATGGAGAAGGTAAGTTCCGAAAAAGACGCCAAGATCAAAGAACTTCAGACTCAGCTAGAAGGTCTGGTCGGAGCTACCCCAAGCTTGGGTAAGGCCACTGAGACCGATAGCAATGACGATGGGGATGAAAATCCCGACAGTTTGATGAATTTCGGAAAATCTATATTCCGATAAAATTCTGCTATTGACAAATTTGTGCAAATATAATAGTTTGCACCCAAGACTGAAGTCTGAGTTGGTCGCAGACACCTCGCTGGCGGGTTAGCGCCTTCAAAATTTGTAGCCGTAAATCTCTGGTCGCGGCCCAGAAACTCAACCGATAGACGGGCACCCTATGCCCCGAAATCAAAATCTAACCCTTAAACCAAATAGAAATAAAATATCATGTCAGCACAAACTGCTACTACCTGTGAGGCCATCAATGATAATTTCCAGCGCGAGACTGGACGTATCGCCCTTGGCACTCATCGTTTGGGTCTTTATAAAGATCCCTATCTGCGTTTTGTTACCCAGTCGGCTTTCCCCGACAACATGGGCAAAACGATCACCAACACCATCGCCCAGCGCACAGTTGCCGTTGGCAGCGGATGGGAAGAAATTGGAGTCACTGGCGAGGGAAGCCCCACGCAGGACAACTCCTGCTTGGCTCCCGTCAAGAAAGTTGGCTACGCCTTTGAACAGAAGACCTTTTCGCTCCGCCATCAGGCGATTGAGTCGGATTGGATCTGCTTGGAAGACGTTCGCACTTCGGCTTTCCCGATTGACGATGTCAACAACTACATCAAAATCTTGGCCGACAACGTCAACGTTGAGTGGATCAAGCGTTATGATGACGATTACTACTCCGCAGTGACGAAGATCTCTGTTGAACCTGGTCTTGCAGAATCAACTTCCACTTCTGGTTTTACCAGTGCGTTGCCTGCCCCGACCTCCGTTCTCACGGTTGGCGTCCTTCGCGAACTCTATGACCGCCTCTACCAGAACAACGCTGGTGATGACGGTGATGCGGTGACCGATGACGGCTCGCCCGTGTTCAACGTGTTTGCCGAACGCGCCACGATTGAGAACATGATCAAACTGAACGAAGATGTCCGTCAGGATATCCGCTACAGTGATCGCGTTAACGATCTGTTGGGTGCCAATGGCTCCTCGCTCCTGCCCAAAAAGGCTTACGGTGGATTTGTGTTCCACAGCCGCCCGTTCCCGAAACGTTTCAACGATGACGGTGCTGGTGGTTATACCGAAGTTGCCCCGTATATCGCTGCCTCTGGCGCGGTCAAGGGAACGAAATACATCATCAACCCCGCCTACAAGGCTGCGAAGTATACCTCCACGGTTATCTTCCATCCGAAGGCCGTTGAGTGGCTCGTCCCGAACCCGAACCTCAAGGTTGGCAAGCTTGTTTATGATGCTCAGAACTATCGCGGAGACTTCCGCTGGATCAACGAGTACGACAAGAATTGCAACCCTGACAAAAACAGTGGTTACTGGCGCGCCAAGATGGCTTGCGCGGCGAAGCAGATCTTCCCTGAATTTGGGTACTATCTGCTCCACCTCCGCTGCAATCTGGCGGGCGACCTGATGACCTGTCCCAGCAATAGCGGATACGGTTACCTCGCGTAATTAGTTAGTCTCTATTCATCAAGGCTTGCCTTGGAGTAAAATCTAAGGCAAGCTCTATGAGGAGAGAATAACTATTATGAAACTAACTATACCGACTGATTATACCCTGCCTGAAGATGTTGCTGATGGCGACACCTTTGAAGAGCTTGTGACCTTCCGTGTTGATGGAGATTCGCTGGTTCCCACCATGTTGGCTGGCGTCGAGATTGCGGCTGAAGAAGCCGAAGACGAAGACGAGATGGAGGACGAGGCTACTGACGAAATGGAAGCTGCCGCTCCGATGGCTGGCATGGGTGAGCGTATCATGGGCATGGCTTAAAGGACGGAGACCATAGGCTATGGCTCTCCCTACTTTAGATAGTGTTTTTGCTTCGGCGGCGGATCAGCCCCGAAGGATGATGCTTGCCCAGTGGCTGGTTAATGTTCAGTATTCGGGATCGGTCGCGGATTACTATACCCTCCCAGAGCAGTATTTGTGGGCCAAGATTGCGGTAGCCGAAGGCGCGCCCAAAAGCGAGGCAGATTACATATCCCTTCCCAAACAATATGTCTGGAAAACTATCTATGATGTTGTTTCGGGGTCGAGCGCGGGCACTACGGACTGGAGTGAGAAACAAGCTTTGGGACATATTGCCGCCGCCTATCGCGGTGACACGGCCAATCCCGCAAACCTAGCCACCTATATTGACTGGCCTTGGCGCTATCAAGTGGCTTCCATTATTATTTATACATCAACAGACAGTGATGTATTGGCATTTATTGCCGCAAGTGGAGCCACGGACATTGAGGGATTGGATGCATTTGTTAAAGGAGTAAAGAATCTTGGGCTGTGGGAATCCATGGTTGCTTGGCCACTTCGTAGCATCCAAAACGCAGGCACGGGAACCACGGCTTACAGCTTGGGCGGTCTTGGCACTTATAACGGAATTTTGGTTAATAATCCGACTTGGGAAAATGATGGTATAGACTGTGCGTCCAGCGGCCAAAAAATAAATTTTGGAGCCACATCAAATCTAAATAGCTATGGGGAATTTGCTATTTTTGGTGTTCAAAAATATGCAAGTCTTGATGCTGGCAACAAGGTTGTTCTGTGGAGTAGGCAAGATGCAAGTTGGCCATCTGCTACTCGGATTAATGTTTCTACAGGAGTCGGAACCCATAGAATTAGCACATCAGACACAAGGTATGTGTCGGCCACACGTGAATCATTTGATCTTGGGCAATGGCACAGTTACATTGCAACGCTTGATGGTGCTGAAGCGGGTTTTGTTACTTACAACAAAACAAATCCAACGGCTTTTGGCGCAGCATCAACAGATGGGGCTGCCCCCAATGGCAATTGGGTATTAAATGAAAATGACGCAAGGGGAACTTATGCAATTCATGCCGTGTTTCACAAGCATATACATGACAAAAGAGAGGAACTTTACGATCTTTACAAATCCACCATTGGGACGGGACTATCACTACCATGAGCATCGAAACAGTCCGCAACGAACGAGGGATCAAGTTAACTATGAGCGAGTTGATCGCGGGAGTAGCTTTGATGGTTACAGCGTTTTCCGCCCTCAATGGGTGGGTTGTCTTGCCCGAACAAATGCGGTCTATCCAAGCTAATGATGCTAAACAAGATGCGCGGATTGAAATGATTAATAAGGAAAACCAAGAGAGGTCCGAGACCCTAGCCCGCATTGATGAGCGCACAAAAAGAATCGAAGATTACTTGAAATCCAAAGGATTCTAGTCTAGCTTTAAATATATGAAATCATTCTTTGCCACCCTTCTGGGTATTCCTTCCAAAATCTGGAGTTTCTACGCACCTATCCTTAAAGAATTGTTTGTGGATGCGGCGTCCAGCCTCCTACCTCTCGCCTTGGACATTGTCCGCGAGTTGGCCGACACCAGCAAAACTGGCGCACAAAAGCGCGAGGCCGCTGTCAAAAAGCTCACCAGCGCAGCCATCCGCAATGGGATTGATGCCTCCGAATCCTTGATTCGTTTTACTATTGAATCGGCTGTCCAACGTGTCAAAATCGAACAATGAAAGACAAACTTCTAGCATTCTTGGTCAGTAAGGCGGGCGGTGTTCTTACACCTCTCATCGCCATGGCGGTAGCCGCTATTGTCTCCCGTCTTGCTATGGTTGATCCAAAGCTGGCCGAATCCGTCGATCAGGTCAGTCTCACAGGCTTTATTGTTGCCCTCCTTATCTCTATCGTTAACTACGTCACCAACGAAGTGAACGTCAGGGGAGTTAAAAAAATCCAAGCCTTGGTCAATACGGATGAGGATGGAGTGGCTGGGCCTATTACCTTCACCGAAGTCCGCAGGGCCATTGAAGTCAAAAAGCCCGCAACCAAGCGTAAACGTAAGTGAAACCAATCAAAGATGAAGTCCTCAAAGCCATATTTACCAAAAAGCGCGAAGAAGATCGCAGAAGTTTCCTTGTCCGTTTATTCAGTTCCATCCGCTTCTGGGTCAAAGGGAAGCGGGGCAATGATGGAAAAACTTCCGTCACCATCGGAGTCCGAGGTGGAGCGGATTTCTAGGAACTGGGATATTGGCAGGCGTCAGTGCAAGTGGTAAAATGAATGGGTGAGCAGTCGGCCCCATGTTAAAGTTAATCCAGAAACTCTTTGGTTTTATCGGCTTTGATACTGGCCAAGCGCCGTCCTCACCGAGCTTGCCGTCCGAATCGCAAGAGAGCTTAAAGCCCGAACCGCCAAAAGAAGCCAAGGCCAAGCCCGCCCCGAAACAGAAGACCCCAAAGGCTCTTGAGAATCTGGCCAAGATTGCCCTATCCCAAGTCGGGGTGAAGGAGTCTGGCGGCAACAACAACGGGGCCAAGATCCGCAAGTACCAATCGGCAACCAGTCTGAAGCCAGCTTCATGGCCGTGGTGTGCGGCGTTTACGGGTTGGGTAATTCAAGAGTGGCTCAAGGACAAGGAGAATGCCGAGTGGCTGGGGCTAAAGGTGATGACTCCTGACAAGTGGAGACCCAAGACCGCAGCAGCATTCGGGTATATCCAGTGGGCAAAGGGGCGTCCCGCTACCACCAAGGTTTTATCCTCAAAAGCCAAGCCTCAAGTGGGGGACTTTGTCATCTTTGATTTTTCCCATATCGGGATTGTGGTCAAGGTTGGTGAAAAAAACTTCCAATGCGTGGAGGGAAATGCCCTGCCGTTAACATCAAAAGTTTTGACGCCGAATGGGTTTAAATTAATGAAAGATATTAAGGTTGGAGATGCAGTCGTTGATCCAAGCGGCGAAACATCATTTGTTACTGGAGTTTTTAAAAAAGGTAAAAGAGATCTATACAAGATTAGTCTACAAGATAAATCCAGCGCAATTGCGTGTGATGAGCATTTATGGACGGTTCAGGTCTATGGCGTTAAAGACAAAGTGTTGAGCACTGTTGACCTTAAATATCTTATTGAAAAAACAAAAGCAAGACCAAGGGTTCCGCAAATACATCCAGTAGATTTTGCAAAAAGCGATGATCTTCCCATAGATCCATATTTAATGGGTTTGCTTTTGGGAGAAGGCGGAATGTCTGGAGGCTATTTGGGTTTTACAAATGTTGATGAAGAGATAATTAATTATGTTGGAAATAGTCTTATCTCTGGACATATTATCAAGCCCCACATTTCAAATAAAAATGCGGTAAGGGGAAACCACAGGATTGTTTCAATAACTGGGAAAAACGAAATGATACGCATTTTAAAGGGGTTAGGTCTTTACGGTAAAAAATCTTTTGAGAAGTTTATACCATACGCATACAAAATGGCATCTATTGAAGATAGATTAAGTTTGGTTCAGGGTTTAATGGACTCGGATGGAACCGTTGATAAGATTGGAAGGTGCGAATTTGCCTCATCATCTCAAAAACTTAGCGAAGATTTAATGGATGTCATTCGTTCGTTGGGCGGGCGTTGTGCTTTGAATCTGAAAACAAATATATTTTATACATCCCCAACCCAAAAAACACCCAAAAGAGCCAGAGATTGTTACAGACTTCAAAACATAAATATGCCGTTTTTTAATTTGTTCAGATTAAAAAGAAAGGCCGACAGGTTTAAATTTAGAAATGCAGCATGGGCTAGAAGGATTGTTTCTGTTGAAAGTTGCGGAACGGGAGAAGTTCAGTGTATTTCCGTGTCCGCAAAATCAAAACTTTTCATTACTGATAATTACATACCTACACACAATACCAATGGTCGAGGAACGCGAGATTCTGCCTCTGGTGACGGCGTGTGGCTCAAAACCAGAACATCTTCATTGGTAAGGAATTACGTCAGGATTAACTCGTCAACAGCGCGATGAAAGACCAGCCCAAGCCCCGAAAGAAAAAGATCTACCGCAAGCCCGAAAGCAAAACCTGTTTCTACTGTGGGTCGGAAAAGATTGAACGTTTATCAATGGGAGGCGTCAATATTATCCGATGCAAGCATTGCGGAGAAACCCAAGACTAGACCAATGGCATCTCATGACCAGAGACTCCAGAAGGTATTGGACAAACTATGTCGCGATTTGGTTGAATACTTTGATTCGGGCTTTGTCGTTGCCACCTTTCAGGACGGCACCGAAACCAAAAATGCCTTCCTCAAGTTTGGAAATGATTATGCCATCGAAGGCATTGTATCCAATATCCATGACATTCTCTATGGACAAGAAGAGGATGAGGACGACGACGACTTGGATGACGGGGATTTAGAAAAAGTAATCAAAGACACATAAACTACACACAATGGCCAATGGAACCCTATCCTTCACCCTTCCAGAAGAACAACAGGAGTTTGAAGATGCTTGCAAAGCAAGCGATTTTCGCTGTGTTCTTGGGCATTTTGATGACGAGCTTCGCTCTCATCTTAAGTATAATTCTCATCCCGATTGGGATGGGGCAACTATTGAAAAAGTTAGACAAGTTCTTTACAGCTTGATTGCCGACTACGGCATCACCATCCACTAACAACCACACAACCATGACTACAGTATATATCTGTGGCCCTATGAGGGGCTACCCAAAATTAAACCACCCTGCCTTTTTTGAAGCTGAAGAAGCCTTGCTCAAGGCGGGACATCAAGTAATTAACCCAGCAAGAATGGATCAGAATCTTGGACTAGATCCACACAATTCTCAAATGGACGGGAAGTTTATTGAGGAAGCCGCCCGAAGAGACATTGATGCGGTCTTTGAGTGCGATGAGTTGGTTCTTCTTCCGAAGTGGGAGAAATCCAAAGGAGCCAGAGCGGAAGTCGCCGTAGCCCAATGGCTGGAAAAACCCTTGCGTCTTTACCCTTCCATGGTTAAATTGGAGAAAGAAGATGTGTGCGACATCGCCAAACGTCTTACTTCCTATGATCGCCAAAGCGACTACGGAAGCCCGATTGATGACTTTACCAAACAAGCCAAGATGTGGGGAGCCATCCTTGGAGTCAATGTAACCCCGCAACAAATCGCCATGTGCATGATCGCCGTCAAACTCTCCAGACTTACCAACTCACCCCGTCATCGGGACTCAGTCGCAGATATTTGCGGCTACGCACGGTGTCTGGATCTCTGTAACCAAGCAACCTCTCTATGAGTAAAAAAATAGCAGTCCTTTCGGACTTCCATTGCGGCCACAAGGTCGGACTAACCCCAAAGGGTTATCTACCTGAAGAGCCAGCAGACGAGCGGGCACGTTGGGTCAATGCCAACAAAGCCTACTACAATTGGTATAGCCAGAACATCCGCAAAAACGGCCCATACGATATCATCTTTATCAACGGGGATCTCGTAGATGGGACTGGTAAGAAGTCGGGCGGAACAGAACAGATCACTACCGACATGGAAGAGCAGTGCGATATGGCGGTTAAGATTATCCGCGAAATCCCGAAATCTAAAAACTGTTCCATTGTGATTACCCGTGGAACCCCTTACCATACGGGAGATTCGGAGGATTGGGAAAACATCATCGCAGAGCGTGTAGACGCCGCAATTGGAGAACATGAGTGGGTGGATGTAGAAGGGGTTGTGTTTGACCTTAAACACCACCCAGCAGGCTCCAGCGGCATTCCCCACGGTCGCCATAGCGGAGTGGCCAGAGACCGCCTCTGGAACCTTATATGGGCCGAAAAAGAGTTGCAGCCCAAGGGAGATGTATTTATCAGATCCCATGTCCACTACCATAACTTTGCTGGAGGCCCAGACTGGCTGGCTATGACCACCCCAGCCCTACAAGGATTCGGTAGTCGCTACGGAGCCAGACGCTGCACGGGTATTGTGGACTTCGGTTTCGTCACTTTCACCGTTAACAAAGGAACATACACATGGCAACCCATCATAGCAAAACTGGAAGAGCAAAAGGCTCCGATGATAAAATTGTAGTCCCGTCATGGGATAGCGTCTGGGAGTCTTTCAGGGAAGACAACACCAAGACCACAATTGAAGCCATGGAGGCCGAAGGATGGAAGACGGTTCGGGATGTCGCCCGAATGACCAGCCTATCAAGGCAGAGGGTGTTGGAGTTGGCTAATAGCGACAAGATGGAGTCGATAAAGAAAAAGGTTATTCAAACTGGTAAAACCCGCGAGATGGTATTTGTCAGGCCAAAAATTTAAATCATTGTTTTATAATATGGCCGTTTTTGAATAATAAATTTTTTTATATCTTCTTTATTTCCAAATTTCATGGCAATTTGAATACAGCGTTGAGTTTCTATCAATGAACATTTATAACAAAACGGATGTCGCACACCGCTTTCTTGCCACATAATTTCAACTTCTGATTTAAGGTGGACTTCTTTTGGGTAAATTGCAAAAATTTCAATATTTTTGTCTTGGCAATATTTTAAAAAAAACATTTGTTCATATGTATGCCCAATGCACTTTTCTTGTTTTGCAAGATGTTCGGCTTGTCTTGCATATTCCCTAAAGTGATCTTTGGGAGCGTATAATAATCCTGCATTAATTGTTCTATTTCCTGTTGGAACGCATTGTTTGAGATAGTCGTCATTATACTTTTTGAAAAAATATAATGGTTCATAATTAAGAACCCAAGCATAAGATGGGTTGAGATTTAATTTTTTGCTTAAAAAAACATCTCCATCAATAAGGGCATCTCCATCTGGCAAAAATTTTTGGATAGCTTCAATTTTAATTAAGGCTCCATTTTTTCCAGTTAAATCTGCCTCAATAAATTCTTTGTATCGACAACCAAAAGACTCAAGAAATTTTTTGTCCTCCTTGCTTGCAATCAATCCTATTGAATTTCCGCTTTGAAGGTTCATGTTGTTTGCAAGAAAAAGAAACAACATTTCTTCACCATAAATTTCTGGCCTATGCGAATAAGCAAACCAAAATTTCATGTGACTGATATGGTTGCACTGTATTGAAGATTTGGATTATCTGGAGATTCTGCAAATGGAAGTCCAGATACTGTTTGAGTTGTATTTATGGTGTATTGATTTCCATTAACATTCAAATATGTTGGAAAAGAAAAATTAAACTGTCCAGCAAATGGAGGATTACCAGAAATCATTTTTGTGTAATATCCACCATTTCTCATATCAATTTGCATATGGACCCTTATGGTGCTGGATTCAGTAATTGGATAATTTGTCGTAGCTTGTGGATACTCATTAGGATCAAATGGGCGAGCATCTGCGAAAAAAGTTATAAGGTATTCAAAGTCTTCAACAGGAAAGGGAAACTCATCTCCATCAAAACTTGAAATTTTTATTGAGTTATAACATACCCTTTCTTGGATAGATGATGGTGATATTTCTTTTTCTTCATTAATGTTATCAAAAATTGTAGTTAAATTTTCTACTGATGGCGGGCTTGGATATCCAAGATAAGAAAAGTTTACATTAACTTGTACGCTTTTCGCTTTCCAATATAAAAACATGGCATCATCTAATGACATGTCAACACCGCTAATTTCGTCCAATCCTTCTTTCTTTGGACAAAATGGAAATAAACCAAAAAATCTAAATGCCTCCTCCATAATTAATTATTACTTTGGCGCTATTAGTTTTATGTTGTCTCCCAAACCAACATATGCTTTGTTGCGGCCTCACCGTCTTCACATATTAAAAATTCTTGTATAGCGATGCTTGAGTTTGCTGGAGCCTGCAAAACCACCCAATCGCCCTCTTCATCTTCTCCAGCTTCTGGATCCCAATAAAGAATGTCTCCTTTATTTTTTCCCTTTTCAAAGGATGATTTAACTGGCGACCAACTTAACTCTTCACCATCGTAATTAAGATAATGTGGCTCTTCCTCTGATCCAGAGGGCGAGAAAGCAACCCATTCTTCTCCAGACCATTTAAGCATATCGTTATCTTCACCAGTGGGTATATTGGGCTGTTCTTTCCATTCAAGAAATCTTGAAGGATTTTCTTCGCTACTGGCTCCAGATTTAGCAGATAAAAAATTATTTGTTTTTGAATCAGCGCCAATGTTCGGTGTTCTTGGAATTACATACGGCGTAAATGGAGATATGGGTTGTTTAAACATATTCTTCTGTTATTTTTACAATAATAGCCTCAACCCTAACATAGCTAAATCTATAAGGTGTTGAATTTATTTGATACAAAAATTTTCCAGTTGGAAAAACAGGGAATGGATTAGTTGCTTCAAGGATGTTTGGACGAACTGCGGCACTAATGCTTGAACCTTGTGGAGAGTTGTTATTATCTGGATTTAGATCATCTATATTTGAACCAACTGTCAATCTTTCGTGAATGGTCGAAGGTATTGTTGTTGAGTCTATAGAAAAAGAAGCAGATTTCGACGAACTATCTGATCCAGAAGTAAATGACACGCTTTTTGATTCGGAAACATCTTCAGAGCTTCCAAAAACCACAAGCTCATGTGATTGGGGTCTTGCGTTGGGGAAAAACCCATCTACTGCACTTTTAGCTTGAACTACTGCTAAAACATTTTCTGGACTTGATGATTCTTTAGGCAGGAAAAAAACCGCTCTAATTGCAGGTATATTTCCATTAAAGCCCTCTTCTATGTTGTAGATAACCTTTCCTCGTGATGAATTTGAATTTGATGTGGTATAAAAATAAGTGTCTCCAAATCCCGTGCCTTCTGACTCTCCTGTTGAACGCTGAATAACAGCTACAACAGAAATAAGTTTATTTGGAAGTGAGATGCTTACCATGTCTGGAATTTCCCAGTAGTAGTTATCTAGGGCTTCTTGGGCTTCTGCGACATCATATTCAACAACTTGGCTATGCTTTAAGTCTCTCGGAGTAACTCTTTTTCTTTCTCCTGTTGCAGAGTTGGTATTAGCTTCTGCAAAAAACTGTTTATATGGAATAACAATATCAAGCTCTTGATCGTAATCTTGTCCACTTAGCCTTGGAAGCGGCGTATCCAGTATTGTTTTTCTGCTATATTTTTTTCCATCCCCCAAATTTTCTATTTGTTCATCAATTGTTCCAAAAGCTGGAGATGAAGTTTCTCCACCACCAAATGGGTAGGTTTCTATTACTCTGGCGTACCCTCCTCCAAGCTCTGTTGTAAAAATTTTACCCTCTATTGTTCCCGTGGTTGAGTTGTCTCTTTTTATTGTTCTGACTCGTTTTAAAAATTTATTTACTTGTTGTTCTGATTTTGATAGGTCTTCATTGCCAAGAGATGGTTCAGTAATGGTTCCCTCTACTGTTTCTTCTGTAATTATTTCTGGTTTTAATACTTTAAATTTTTCTGGAACATTATCCAACTTGGTTTTTTGAATTGTTTTTGCTGAAAAAACTTGTGGAACAACCGTTTCTGTTTTTACAGTTCTTCCATCACCTAAGTTTTCAATACTGGCATCAATTAAAAGTGCGGACGGCACAAATTCCTGTGGATCACTATCAAGGGTTAGCGTTCTTGTTCCAACTTGGCCGTCTGGAGTTAAAACGCTCTCAACCAATGTTACTGCTTCGGTAATCGCTCTTGAAGTTGTGGAAACCCTCTTAACAAATTTTGTAACCTGCTGTTCGCTTTTGGCAAACTCTCCAGAAAGTAAAATGATATTTGGGTTAGCTGTTCCAGCAATTGTCTGCTCAAATGTGAGATCTTCTTGGGAAGCTCTAAATTTTTGCGGGGTAAGGTCTTCTTTTGTTTTGCGGTAAATTCTGGCTCCGAAAACTTCGGGTGTGTCAACAATGCGTTCAACTAAGGATTCGGCATCCTCGCGAGAAACTTCAACGATCTTGGTTGAGGTCGGATTTGGCGGAACATATCCCAATGCTGCCTTTCTTTGGGTTGTTATTGTAACCAATTGTCCTTCTTCATTGGTTGCTTTGCCGATCAGTTGCGGACCATCCACCTTGTAGGTCTGGACAATCTTGACCGAAAGAAATTCGTTGTAAGGTTCGTAGGAGGTCTGGGTAATAACTCCGTTGATATTTTCTAGGCTTCCCTCTTCTTCTCCCGTAGGCACGAAGAGTTGACGGCGTTCTTGAACGGGGCCACGGGATGCATCATAAAAATCCCGATCCCGAATAGGAAAAAGAGAGTTGCCATCTTCATCAGTCTTGATTGACCAAGTTTCTTCAATCTCATTTGAAACAATTGCCGAACCCTCGCGACCCTCATAGGAAACCTTTTTATCGGTGGCTAGACTGGCTTGTTGGTTCTCGTTTTTGACTGCCCTGCGCCTTCCCTGAATCGGGCCCAGATCGTCATCGTAGCGGGTAAACGGCACCCAAGGAGAAGGTAGGATCTCGTAAATGTGGGTAACCCGCTCGTCCCCATTGGAAGGCTGGGAACCTGTAAAGACATGGTTAGGATAACGCTTGCTATCAGGATGGGGACTTAAATCCTCTGGCACCCGATACCCCGCAACACGGGGATCTGCTCTCAGTCCAATCGTTGGAAAGTCTCTATCGTTCGCCGCATAAGAAATAACGTAGGAGCGGTTTAGGGGCGGTTGTTCCATTAAATATAATCTATTCTATAATCAACAGTTTATCAAGATTCTTTATTGAGTTCGGTGTAAAACCAGCTATTATGATAATGAATCATGGAAACTGATAAAAAACACAAAAAAGGTGATACTCGCGAAGACGGAAAGATATTCTGGGAATACTTAAAATACAAGAATAAAGCTGAACTCGGTGAAATTTGGCTTGAAGTAGAGAAGTTTCAAAAAAGACAGCATCAAAAACTTAAAAGGGAGGCTCAAAGGTATCAACAAAGAAAAGAAGAATTAACCAGAAAAAGAAACCTTCCTGAAAACAAAGAACGGGTTAGGAAATACATGGAGTGGTATCGCCAAAAACACAAAGAAAAAGTAAAAATTTCAAAATTAGAATGGGCAAAAAGACCACACGCCAAAGAAAGAAAAAAAGTCAAAATGTATGAATATCGAAGACGCCCAGAAGTTAAAAAAAGAACTAATAAATATTTTCAAGAAAGAAGAGTAAAAGATCCTCAATTTTGTCTATCTTTAAGAGTAAGAAGTAGAATAACGTCTGCCTTAAGACTATCAAACATCAAAAAATCTCATAAAACGCGAGAACTTATTGGATGCTCTTATGCTTTTTTAAAGAAGCACATTGAAAAACAGTTTCGCGATGGCATGTCTTGGGACAAACCAAACAGCTTCCATATTGATCATATCCGACCTCTTGCTTCTTTTGATCTCACCGATTCAAAACAATTAAAGGCGGCTTGCCACTGGACAAATCTTCAGCCGCTTTATCCTCAAGAAAATTTGAAAAAGGGCGCAAAAATGCCTTGCATTGGTTAGCAGTAATGATAAGTTGCTCACTTGGAAGGCATTCGTCTTCCTGTTTTCATGTGTGTGGGGCGGGGTCGGGCTAAAAACTCGGCCCCGCTTTTTTTGAACGCTTGACAAGTTGGGTTGTCGGATATAACGAACACCTACCTATATGGCATATCAATCAAACCAACCCAAAGCACCAGTCCTCTCACATTTTACCTTGGCTAAAAACGGGCCGAAACTCGTAGCCGTCAAATCGCCCCCTAAATGGGTGAAGAACAACTCATTGTGCGTTATCGAATTAATTGTTGATGGCGCAGCCCATGTGTATTTCACTGAGAATAAGGACATTGCGTCGAAGTTCCAGCAATATGTTGGCAAGTCCGTAGTACTCATTGCCTCTGGTAACTCCAAGCAGAAGACCGATTCCATGGAGATCCAGCCTGCTGGGGTTCCCGCTTCCAGTCTGCCTGCGGCCCCCACTCAATCGAAGCCCGTTACATGGAACACCATTAACACCTCTCAATCGCCCCAGAAGCCCGCAGAAAAGGTTGTTACGGCTCCGCCCCACCCAGACAAAGACGCCAAGCAATTCCTCTGTCAGGCGGCAAACCTGATGCGTCTGTGCGTCAAGAAGGCCAACGACATTGCGGTAGAGCTAAACCTTCCAGAGCAGCATCGTCAGGGAATCGCAACTACCCTCTTCATTCAAGCGGATCGCCAAGGCCACATTTCAGCAATGCCCATTACAGCATACACCCCAGAACAATTGGGCTTCGGGGCAAGCAAGGCCGAATCTTTGAATAGTCCACAAGCGAATGACTGATGAGCGAGAGCGCGGAGATTCCAGCCAAAACCATGGCATCGAAATTCTGTCGCATGATAAGGGATCATTCCTCGTTCAAAGTCGGACGAATCGCGAAGACTACTACATGGTGGAATTCACTACCGATGAAATCGGGGATATCACAGGGTGTTCCTGCACTTGTTCAGGCTATCAATTCCGCAAAGAGTGCTTCCACATCCGATACCTCTGCAAACTCTTGGGCGTCCAAACGCCGAAGTCAAACAACAACCAACTAATAGCAGCATAGTATATGAAAAAATCCAAAGGAGAAAAGAAAGTGGCAACCGTAATGCGCGAATTTTCCAAGGGGAAACTCAAGAGCAGTTCGGGCCAGAAGGTGACCAAGCCCTCCCAAGCGAAGGCAATTGCCACGAGCGAAGCTGGCATGAGCAAAAAGAAGAAGGGTAAATAATCCTTTGGCGGGGTGCGCTACTGTTCGCAAGGACGTAGTTGCGCTTAATATGGGGTCGCTCCATGCCCCGCCTCTTTTTGAACGAATCAAACACACACCTGTCAAACTACACATGATCACCAGACCCTCACCAATTGAAAACATCTTGCGGTGGCGCGAAAAAAATCCAGATCTATATAAACAAAAAAAACTTTCTGGCATACGTAATTCGCAAAAAATTAAAAATGCAGCGCGGATTGTATCTTTTAAATATCGCGAAAAAGCAACCATAGCCAGACTTGCCCTTCCTAAATTTCAAAAGGGAGAACAGCATTTTCGTTCTTCTATTTGGAGGTTTCGTTCTCCTAAGAATGTTGTTTATGAATTTAAAAACTTGGCGGAATTTTTACGCACTCATGGCAATCTTTTTGATATTAAAGATTTACAGTGGAAACGTTTTGGGACATCAGATTTATGTAATGCTTATAAATGTCTTTCGGGGCTTCGCCCACACCTTTCAAATGGAACCCCGAAACAAAAAGTTGCGGGATCTTGGAAGGGATGGCGCTGGTATGCCAGCAAAGAAGTAGAGGAAAAACTATGACCATATCGAATATCTACAATCTTCCACAACCCTTCGTAGACCTTGTCAGCGAGGACACATACAGCAAAGGCGAGTCCGACATCACTACTACTGGATTGGCCCAGCCTCCCAAGATTTCTGAATTGTGGAGACGCCATTGCGACGAGATCACCATGGATTGTTCCGAAAAAGTGTGGACAATGCTGGGAACGGCCAACCACTACGTTCTGGAGCAGATTGCCAAGCGAAATCCCGAAAGATACATCTGCGAACAGAGATACTATATCGATGTGGACGGGGTCAAGCTGGGTGGACAGATCGACCTCTATGACCGCGAGACTGAAACCCTGTGGGATTACA